AACAACAGCAGCTTCTCTTGCCAGTCTTTAGCCTCTGCTGCTGCGGCTTGCTCTTTTACCCTTGCCTCCGATTCCCTAACAAGCGGTCTTGCTTGGGCGGTCTCTCGGGCAGTTTGAACATCTCGGCGTCCTGTATTACGTCCTGGGATACCTAGGGCTTCTGAGCCCCCTGCCCAGTCACCAGTTCCTAAGCGCCCTTCTATGTCTGAAGGAACGTCCTCATTTCCTACACCCTTAACAGTAACAGGGTTATCTTCTCCTGAGTAAGATAGCGTCCGAGATTCTCCACGGGCCTCACGAGCGTCCTTTTCGCGTACCTGGAATCTTGTAGTTCGTGTATCTGGGGATGTAAGTCGCTCAACCATTGAGGAAGGAATACCCGCATGTTCTCCACGGGCGTAACGCTCAACAAAGTTGAACAACTTAAGCGCCGTTGCTCCGTCGCTTCTGTCCAGGTGAACGTTATTTACAATTCTAGTTGAGTCGGGGCGTCCCTTGCGGAATCCCATCCCCTTCACAGTTGCAGTAATTTTCTCTCCTACTGTCTGCAAAGGTGCATACCCAGGAGCTTCAGGAATACCGACCTCTTTTAGTGCGGGGTGGTTGAGAGCGTGGTGTGCTAAAAGAAGGTGTTGTGCTGCTTTTTGAAGGTTTACATACCCGTCAGCATCAAACGCTCGGTGCACCCCGTTTACCTTATCCCCCCTGAAATCATTGGCCGCGTCAATGTGCGCAAGAGCTGCCTGATTGATGTGGTGGTCAGCAAGCTTAAACGCCTCTACTGCATCGGGATTAGTGCCCTCTTTTTCAATTTCCGCCATTTTAGGAGCAATAGAGTTAAAGTGGTCTACAAGACCTACTGCGTGGGCCTCAATACTTTGCTTTGCCTCTCGCGCAGAAATGGCGTGTTTGTTTGTGAGTTTTACATTCATTGCAAGTTTTTGAGCTGCACGGCCACGGCCAAGAATAGGGGTTTGTCTTTCGTAATCTTGCTGAGAGCTTTGTCGCGTTGCTTCTTGTGCTTCTCTAATAAGGTTAACCCCAGAGCGTTGACGCTCAGCAACTTTGTCCGTAAATTCTTTTTTACGGTGGAGTTCTGCATACTCATTCTGGTCAAGCTGTTTTTGTGACAGCTTGATTTCAGTTCCGTCAAACGGGTCGATTGTTCGGTGTGGAGCAACAACATCGCCGTCAGAGTCTCTCTTAAGAACGTGTTTTCCAGGGTGATTTTCCCAAGGGTCCAGCTGGGTTGTTCCTGAAGGAACAGCTCTTGACATTGGTCGGGAAGGAGTCTTAGTGAGTCCTGCTTTTACTTCGCCAGCGGTAGTGGCCGCGGCTTCTGAGGCACCTTGTTCAAGGGGGGTGGTTTCTGTTGAAACTCCTCTAGCGCTATCTTTAGCACCGTGGAATACGTCTTTGTTACCAGCCATTAGTTAGCTCCTAAATCGTTACGGCTGCTACCGCTGTAGCTACCGACTCCTCCAGAATACCAGGAAATTCTGGGTTCTACATAGTTTCTGTCAATACTGACAACGTCCTCAATTTCAGGTTGAGTGCGTTCTCCATACCCAAATCTAGGTGGAAATAACTGGATTTGTGGAATGTTTGGGCGTACCAGCATTGCAAGTTCTGCGCCAGGAATGAGCGCTACGGCTAATGCTTGCTGGGTTAGTCTCTCTTCATTTGACGACCAAGGACCATTGTATGTCCATCTGGGGTTGCCCGAAGGACTCACTATACGCTGGGATTGCCAGGGTTTAGTGTAGTCGTATTGTCCGTCAAATTGAGACATTATCTATACGGAGACCTTAAGTAATTAAGCTGGTTTGCACGCTGAACGTTAATTGTTCCAGGAGAATCAGAAACTGTATTTGCTTTTCCATCATTGACAAGGTGAGGTGCAGGAACCAGACGAACATCGATGCCGTAGCGGGGAATACGCCACACATTTACTCCATTGATGTTGACTTGCTTCGCCTTCATTTGTCTCTTAATTCCAGAATCTGAATTGAAATCTGGTGTCCAAAAGTACGCTGAAGGTTCAATGCGCTCACCTTTGTGAACGCCTCGTTGGTAAGCTTTTTGACCAACTCTGTTTTTAATGGAGTCAAGGAGGCGGTCATCACGTCGAGAACGAATAGTCCCCAGGTAACCGTCGGGGTATTCAGCTTGGGGAACTCTGCCAGTACCGATACGGATAGCGTCAAGGTCCCCTCGAGCAACAGGGCCGCCGTAGCCGCCCATGTTGTTATACCCCTGGAGTCCTCCACCGCCAATTGATTGCCAGTTTTGCTGGGGGCTGAAGTTGTTTACTGGACCAGCCACTAGTCACCGCCAAATCCGTAAAGCTGCTTGCTCAGTACTCCTCCGCCAGGAACGGTAATTCCTCGTTCTCCACCAAGGTCGACGTTGGACATTAGGAATAGTCTTTGCTGGGTATTTACTGCGTTCTTTTGATGTCCATACACTCTATGAAATGCTGGAGATTCATGCATGGACTGCACTACACCCTTATTAGGGTTTTTTACTCCATAGCGATTTTCCATGGTTACCCCCTAAATGTGCTGGAGCCAGCGTTATCTTCAGCGTAAGACTGTGGAGGTTCAGTGTAATCTTTGGCGTACATCTTTTCAAAGTTTTTATTAGATACACTACCACTCATGGTTATTTTATTTGCAGGGCGAGGGAGGTTCACTCTTTGTACTTTTGAAGAGAGTACCCCGCCATCGCTAGGAAACCCACCAGGTTGACCCTGGGGGTTCCATTGTACGCTAGAATTTACGGGGTTCACAGGTACTCCTTAGTAAGAAGCCTGCATACCGTTTTCGAAGTTCGGGTTTTCGCGTCCCTGGATGCTGGGAACGATACGGGCGTTAGCCATCGTCGGACCAGCCGAAGGGTCAAGCTGAACGAACGTCGACTTGGGCTGCACGCGGTAGGTAGCGCCGATACGCTCAATGTTGACACGGTTAGCTTTCGAACCAGGGTTCGTAGGGTCGCCTGCCTGAGTGTTTTTCTTAGGAATCAGAGTTCCTTCGAGGGCGGGAGCTGCGGTCATCGAGTATGCATCGTTTCCGATTGCAATACGGTGGCTGCCCTGAGCCGATGCGGCTTCGTGGTGCTCATCTGCTGTGTTGTGGCTACGTGCCATGCTGGTACCTGCTGCTTCCAAGGGGTTTGAGGGGATACCAGAACGTCGTCGCATTCCGTGTCCCACACTGTACTGAGTTGCCATGGTTAACTCCTTTGCTTATATCTAGAATAAGCTATTTTTAAACTGCGGAAATGGCAAACACAATTGCAGAAATCTCGCCGTCGCGGCTCTCAATTGTGGTAAATCCAGGCTTACACGTAAGGTCGAGGCCTCTAGGGGCTACGTATCCTCTTGCAATTGCCATGGCTTTAACTGCCTGGTTTACCGCTCCAGCACCTACTGCACGAAGCTTTACAGCTTTGTTTTCGTAGATTGCGTGGGCGATAGCGGATGCTACGGATTGGGGGTTCGAGCCTGCCGAAACACGGAGAAAGGGTTCTTCGGTAGATGGCAGAACGATGTCTTCTTCGTTCACTTTTTGTGGTCCTTTGTTGTGAGGTTATGGTGCCATCCCTAACAACAAGGATACCGCTATTGAGCTATGTAATCGCGGTATTTAACATCTTTTATTTGTGCAACGACAGCTTTCTCTACAGCGTCAATTGAGTGGCTACCAGCCAATCTTCCTAATGCGTAAGCATCTGCGGCGTTGTCGTCATTGAATTCAACTCCCCAACGCTTATAAATCTGTAGAAGCATTTCCTGTTTCTTAGATGTTCCTTTACCTGTGGCGTACTTCTTCAGTGTCATTGGCGGAACTACTAGGGGAGTTCTAAGAGTAACATCGGGGGATTGGGGGTAGTTGTTGGTGCCGTTGAAGTGGTCATAAAGAAAAAGTTTAACTGCCGCTGCCAGTTCTGCCAGGACAAGGGTTGAAGGTGCGCCCATAAACGGAGACTCCATAGCGATGTCCACTATGGTATTGCCCCTATCCTTTAGCCACATAAACTTTTCATACATAAAGTTTTGAATGTCATCAAGTCTTTGGATGCCACTGAATGTGGATTTAAATACCCAAGTTATATGCTCGGTGGGGGATTCGATGGAGACCGCTGAAAGAGCGAACCCCGTCAATGATTGGTCAATGCCTATGGAAACTTGATGTTCGTTTCGCAGGCCTCCATCGAATTCCTTAGTCATTAGTGTACATCCTCCATGATAGGAAGTGCTGTCATCTCGTTGAGTTCTCCAGCAGGAACCGAGAAATTTCCCTTACCGTATGGTGCACGGTACTTTTCCTGTACCATATCGGAACCTTTCATCCATCCAATTGCTCGGAAGGGTGGGGTGGCGTACCCGTCTGCTGCTGAACGTCGTTCCTTTAATTCAGGTCCACCTACAATGAGAATGTAAACCTGGTTAGGGTCATCTACACCCTCTTTGAAGCGCAGTGAATACTTAGGTCCGTCAGCAAATTCTTTTGTAAAGGAGTACCGCACCTCATACCCTGGAATATCCAGAACGTTTTTAAACGTGTTAGCATGCGGCTCAAAATCATCCATGCCAAGCATACGTGCAGCGGCAATCTCGGATGCTGCAC